TAGAGGGTTGAAAAGACAAATGCATCAACCAGCTGATTCAACATTTGGATATTAGGGTAGATGGCAGACAACGACAATACATTTTTAACAGCAGATAATCTTTACGAAGATGTTGAAGGTGAAGCTGGTAAGAATTTAAATTTAGAACAAAACCAAAAACAAAACTTAGTTGGTATTATTCAAAGTCGTTTCTACCAAGCAGAAGATGCTCGTAATACCGATGAAACGAGGTGGTTGCGTTCTTACGAAAACTACCGAGGTCTATACAACAAATCAGTCAAATTTAGAGATTCAGAAAAGTCTCGAGTGTTTGTTAAGATTACTAAAACAAAAGTCTTAGCAGCCTATGGTCAACTAGTCGATGTTATCTTTGGTACCGGTAAATTTCCTATCGGCATTCAAGAAACTAAAATACCTGAAGGAGAACTTGGCCAAGCCAATCTAGATATCAACAATCCACAGATGGGACTTGAAAGTCCTCAGAGTGGTATGCAGATGCCAGATGATATTGGCAATAGAATAGACAACCCTTACGATGTTGGCTATGAAGGCGATGGTCGAACTCTAAAACCCGGAGCTACTTTTGGCTTAGGAGTTTTTAGTGAGCCTATTGAAGATAAAGTAGCAGACCAGCTTGTTGAAGGTTATAGTCCAAACCCACAAGCTTTAGAAATTTCTCCAGCCCAGAAAGCTGCGAGAAGAATGGAGAAACTTATCCATGACCAGATAGATGAATCCAAAGGTTCATCAGAAATTAGAAATGCTTTATTAGAAGCATCACTACTGGGTACAGGAATAATTAAAGGACCGTTTAACTTTAACAAGAAACTAAACAAATGGGAAGTAGGTGAAGATGGTGAAAGAAGCTACAACCCTCTTGAAGTTAGAGTACCAAGAATAGAGTTTGTTAGTTGTTGGGATTTTTATCCAGACCCAGCAGCTACGAGCATAGAAGAGTGTGAGTATGTTGTGCATAGACACAAGATGAATAAATCACAACTCAGACAGCTTCGTAATATGCCTTATTTTAATGAGGATGCTATTAGAAGTTGTTTAATAGAAGGGCCTAACTATCAAGAAAAAGATTTTGAAAATCAATTAAAAGATGATGCTAGACAAGATGAGTATCAGTCTAACTTTGAAGTGCTTGAATACTGGGGTATCATGGATGCTGAGTATGCACGAGAAGTTGGGATTGAACTTGACGATAGCATAGATGATTTAGATGAGGTACAGATTAATGCATGGGTCTGTGGTAATCAACTCTTAAGAGCTGTGATAAATCCATTTACTCCATACCGTTTACCTTATCATGCTTTCCCATACGAAAGAAACCCATACAACTTCTTTGGTATCGGAGTAGCAGAAAACATGGATGATTCTCAACAGATTATGAATGGTCATGCAAGAATGGCTGTTGATAATCTAGCGATGGCTGGTTCTCTCGTCTTTGATGTGGATGAATCAGCTTTAGTTGGTGGGCAGTCTATGGAAATATATCCGGGTAAAATATTCAGGCGACAAGCTGGCATGCCGGGACAAGCCATACATGGTGTGAAGTTTCCAAATACTGCTCCAGAGAATATGATGATGTTCGACAAGTTTAGACAACTTGCTGACGAACAGACCGGCATACCATCATATTCACATGGTCAAACTGGTGTACAAAGTATGACAAGGACTGCTTCAGGTATGTCCATGTTGCTTGGTGCTGCTAGTTTAAATATTAAAACAGTTGTCAAAAACTTAGATGACTTTTTATTAAGACCACTAGGCGAGTCTTTCTTTCAATGGAACATGCAGTTCTTTGAAGGCTCTCTAGATGTGGAAGGTGATTTAGAAGTTAGAGCAACAGGTACTAATAGCTTGATGCAGAAAGAAGTTAGAAGTCAAAGACTAACAATGTTCTTACAAACTGCACAGAGTCCTGCTATTGCACCATTTGTTAAGATTTCTAAATTGGTTAGTGAACTTGCCTATAGCTTGGATTTAGACCCAGATGAAATTCTGAATGACCCTGAAGAAGCAGCTATGATGGCACAAATAATAGGAATGCAAAATGCTGGACAAAATGTTAGCCCGGAAGCTGAACTTGCTGGTCAAGGACAGGGACCTATGGGAAGCCTTGCTGGAACACCTGCACAACCTCAAGACCTTGGACCTACAGGGACTGGTGGTGGCAACATCGGAACAGGAAATGTACCGGTTGCAGGGGAAAGTGAGTTCTCTGGTACGAATAGAGCAACTGCCATTACAGGTTGAAGAAGCTCTAAATAGAAAAGAAGAGGAGAAATAAATGTTAGATTTATTAGATACAATACTTAAACTCGTGAGTGTTATACCGTGGTTAGTATCAATTTGTTCATTGATAGCTGCATTAACACCAACACCTGCTGATGATAAATTAGTAGGGAAAGCATATAAAATTTTAGATTGGTTTGCCCTTAATATAGGAAGAGCTAAGGAAAAATAATGGCTAAATTCCCAGACTTAAACAAAGACGGTAAAATTACTCAAGCCGATATCTTGAAAGGTCGTGGTGTTTTCCAAGAAGGTGGTGATGTTGATAGTCAAATGGCTATGCTTATGCAACCACAACAAGAACAACAAATGGCCTCTGATGAAGATATGGAAGAGGACTATTTAGATTTTATATTAGACGAAGCATTGTCTGAAGAAGAAGAAGAAATGCTTCAAGATAAACTAGAACAAGACGAGCAACTAGCTTTACTATTTGATAAAGTGATTGATGTTGCTCAAGAGTTTGCCGGAGCTGGACTCGTTGAGGGTCCGGGTAATGGCATATCCGACAGCATACCTGCAAGGTTATCTGACGGAGAATTTGTCTTTACTGCTAAAGCTGTAGAAGAAATCGGAGCTGATGAATTGATGCGTATGATGAAAGATGCAGAACAAAGAGCAGATGAAAGACAAGGATTTGTTTACGGAGGCGAAGTACTGGAAGGTGAAACTTTTGTGGTTGAACCTACTGAACCAGAACCAGTTAAACAAGAGATTCGTGTGCAACGAGAAACTGTTGGACCTCAAGCAACTGAGCAAGAGGAAGAAGAGTTAGTCGAAGAAATACGAACTCGAAAAATGATGACTGGTAAAGCTTCACCCGTAAGCTAATATTAGGCGATAGGGCTACCTTATGTCATAAGCACCCTATCATAGATTAACCGAAAGGCTACCTTTACAAGACAAGCCCTGCACAGTCGACATACGCAGCTACCTTGTTAAACGAAGCCCTGAGTAGGAGAAGAATATGACTACTGAAGTAAAAGAGGAAAATGCCAATCCTTATAACGAAAAAAAATCATGGCATAGTGACGAAGCAGATAAACCATTTCAAAGTGCTGATGGTATGTTTTTTACAGAACCACAATCAGAAACTAGTAATGAGGAAGTAGAGCAACCTGTAGAACAGGAAGCAAGTGAGGATAAACCTTATAAGCGACCAGACTACAAAAAGCGATACGATGATTTAAAAAAACATTACGATACAAAGCTTAGTGAGTTTAAATCAAGAGAACAAGAGCTACTAGAAGAAGCTACTAAAAATAGACAAACCTACAAAGCTCCGAAGTCTCAAGAGGAACTTGAAGAGTTTAAAAAAGAGTATCCAGATGTTTATGAAGTTGTTGAAACAGTTTCACACTTACAAGCTTCTGAAAGGTCCAAAGACCTTGAAGCTAAGTTAGAAGCTCTCCAACAACGAGAAAAAGAACTGATTCGTAAAGATGCTGAAAAGCGATTGACGGACAGACATCCTGATTTTGAAGATATCAGAAACAGTGATGACTTCCATGACTGGGCAAAATCACAGCCACAATCTATTCAAGATTGGGTATATAAAAATGCTGATGATGCTGACCTAGCTTCAAGAGCTATAGATTTATTTAAAAGAGATATTGGTATGGACTCTAAACCGAAGAAGTCAAATTCTAGAAAGACCAAATCTTCTGCTGCTGATATGGTTTCAACTAAAACAACAAGTGTTGAACCTAAGCAAGAGAAAGTTTGGACTACTAAGGAGATTTCTGCTATGAGCATGGATGAATTCGACAAATATGAAGAAGAAATCAGTAAAGCCATGCATGAAGGCAGAATTCAAAGATAAACTTTTTAAATAATTTAAGGAAAAAAAAATGGCAGCTAATACGTCTAATCCCAATTTTGATGGGATAAGCAACCATAACTTTAATACTGCTGGTAACTTTAATTTTTTACCTGAAATTTATTCCAAAAAGGTTTTAAACTTTTTTAGGAAAGCCTCTGTTGTCGAAGCAATTACAAACACAGATTACGCAGGTGAAATTTCAGGATACGGTGATACCGTTAAAATTATTAATGAGCCAGTAATTACTGTTGACGAATATCAAAGAGGAGGGACTATTGCTAAGCAAGAGCTTACCGATGCAGAAACTACTCTTATCGTTGACGTAGCTAATGCTTTTAAATTCATCGTAGATGATATTGAAAGTCAAATGTCACACATCAACTTCAAAGAAGTCGCAACATCATCAGCAGCTTATGCATTAAGAGATGCATTTGACTCAGGTGTTATGGCTAAAATGTTTGCTGGTGTTTCATCTTCTGGTCCTGACCATGTACTTGGTGCAGATAATGCAACAGGTTTAGGTGCTGGAGTTTATGATGGCACTGGTTCTACTGACTTAGATGTTTCAGACCCATTAGATTTAATGGCAAGAATGGCAAGATTACTTGATGACCAAAATGTGCCTGAAGAAGGCAGATATTTTGTTGCTCCACCAAACTTTTATGAGCAACTATCACAGTCAGGTTCAAAGCTACTATCAGTAGACTTTAACGCAGGACAAGGTTCAATTAGAAATGGTCTTGTATCTAGTGGTAAGTTAAGAGGATTCAGTATGTACAAATCAAATAATGTACCAGCTGTTTCAACAATTACTTCTGGTGGACAAGTTCTAGCTGGACACATGTCATCAGTTTCTACTGCTCAAACAATTACATCAACTGAGGTCATTAGAGACCCAGATTCATTTGGTGATATTGTTAGAGGATTGCATGTCTATGGAGCAAAAGTTCTTAGACCAAAAGCTTTAGTAAAAGCTTTCTATCAATTCGGAGCACAGTAATAGTGACTAGGGAGGCTCTTCGGAGCCTTCCATTTTTATATAAAAAAAACAGTAAATAAAAAGTTATTGTAAAAAATAATTAATAATTAAAAGGAGAATAAAATGATTAAAGTACCGGGTAACGTTAAAATAGGAAAACCTAACGCTGTTTCAAATAAAGGAACAAGGACATCTACAAAAATTATACGAAAAAGTAATAAAAAACCAATAGTGCCAATAAAAAAAGATACTATGGGTAGAAGTGGTCTTAAAAAAGGCGGAAGAGCTATTTATAATAAAGGTGGTTATGCTTCTGTTCAAGACATGGAAAAAGCTTGTATGAGTAAAACAGCCTACAATACCATGAAGATGAAAGGCGAAAAGTAATGAAGGTTAAAGCACCTAAAGGCTATCACTGGATGAAGTCCGGTAAGTCTTATAAGCTTATGAAACATACTGGTAAGTTTGTGCCCCATAAAGGAGCAAGCTTATCAGCTAACTTTGAAATTCAAAAGAAACATAAAAAATAATGGCAAACACATATTTAGAAATTACTAACGAAGTATTACGAGAACTGAATGAAGTTCCTTTAACAACATCAACTTTTGCAAATGCTAAAGGTATTCAAGCTTTTGTTAAAGATATGGTTAATAAAGCAATCTTTGATATTGCTAATGAAGAACCTCAGCTACCTTTTTTATCTGCTGGTCTTAGTGGAGCTACTGACCCTTTCTATGGTAATGTAACTGTTCCTAGTGTTGCCGGTACTAGATGGTACTTATTAAAATCTGGTAGTGCTAGTTTAGCTGATGATTATGCTTCAATAGATTGGGATGATTTTTATATGACAACTATTAATGTAGCTGGTGAATCAGCTCCCTATGTTTCTAAAGGTTTAAAGTTTTTAACATTAGCTGATTGGAAGAGTAATTATAGAGACTCAGAAAATGCCGATGATGCTGATGGACAGGTTTATGGAGAACCTAGATATGTTATTAAATCTCCAGATAGTAGAAAGTTTGGACTAAGTCCGATACCTGATAAAGTTTATAATATACATTTTTATGCTTTTAATAAGCCAACAGCTTTATCAGCTCATGGTGACACTATAGTCCTCCCAGAACAATATAGTAATGTTATAACTTCACGAGTTAGATATTATGTATGGCAGTTTAAAGAATCACCACAACAAGCAGCTTTTGCTTTAGATGATTTTAGAAAAGCTATGAAGAGCATGAAATCAAACTTAATGAATCCTCAGCCTAAGTATATGACTGATGATAGAAGATATTTTTAATTTATGGCACGTTCCCAACCTTATACAGTTGCATGTGATGGTGGTCTTGTAACCTCATCAAACTCTATTGACTTATTAAAAACTCCCGGGGTTGCTTCTAGACTACAAAACTTTGAAGTCTCTATTGAAGGTGGGTATCGTAGAATAAATGGTTATACTAAATATAAAGTTGGTGAAGTTACTCCGACACAACCAGCAGGTAGTACAGCAACCATATTAGGAGTCTTTCCTTATGCTGATGGAGTTGTTGTTTGTGTTAGTGATGATATTTATTTTAGTAATGATGGAGCTACTTGGCTACAAATTAATAGAAGTTCAGTATCTAATAGTGGGGATGACTACACAACCTTTACAGGTCGTAGTGTCTTAAATAGAACAGGACAAGGGCAATGTAGTTTTGCTTTATTTGAAGGTGCAACTTTTGAATATGGTGAACTACTAATAGCCGATGGAGCTAATAAAGTTTATAGCTTTAGAATGGAAGGAACTGGTAACTTAAATACCCGAACATTCTTTAGTAAAGAAATAACAGTTGATGGTACTAATGGAGTTAAACATATTACTATCCATGACCATCACTTAATAGCAGCAGGAATAGAAAATAATTTAAGTACAGTTTACTACAGTGTTTATAATGACCCTAATAATTTTACAGGTACTGGAGCAGGTTCGGTAACTATATCAGACCAAGTAGTTGGTATTAAAGGTTTCCGTGAAGACTTAATAGTATTTGCTGAAAACAGTATTCATAAACTAATTAATATTAATGATTCATCAAATATTAGAATAGACCCTATTACGGAAAACGTAGGTTGTTTAAGTGGCTACAGTATTCAAGAGATTGGTGGTGACTTAGTCTTTCTGGCACCAGATGGTATCAGAACAGTTGCTGGTACTGCTAGAATTGGTGACGTAGAGTTAGGGACAGTATCAAAACAAATACAACCTTTACTTAGTCTCCTAGCTCGAAACATTGATGACTTTATTATTACTAGTTTGGTTATTCGAGAAAAGTCACAGTATAGATTGTACTACACTAATCCCCTCTCAGTTAATTCAGCTCAAGAAGGGATTATTGGCACATTAAGACCTAATGGGTTTCAATGGTCTGAAACGAAAGGTTTAGAAGTAACAGATGTTAATTCAAACTTTGACCATAACGGTGTTGAGGTTTATTACCATGGCGATACTAACGGTTTTGTTTATACGCATGATGTTGGTCATAGTTTTGATGGTGATAACATAAATGCTATATATGAAACACCAGACTATGATTATGGTGACTTTGGTACTTTAAAAACTTTGCATTATATTAAGATATCTATAACACCAGAAGGGACAGTACAACCAACACTAACAGTTAAGTTTGATTTTGGTAATATTGATGTCCCACAACCAGATAGTATTTTATTAGACTCAGTACCAGAACCAGCAACATTTAGTAATGCTATATTTGGCTCAGCAATTTTTGGTGCAGATGAACAACCACTAGTTAGAGAATCACTAGTTGGTAGTGGCCACAGTAACAATTTTAGATTCTCAAGTAATGATTCCAATGCACCTTATATTGTGAATGGATTCTATGTAGATTACATACCTTCAGGCAGGAGATAAAACATGGCAGGATATATCCGACAAAGTACATTTAGTGATGGCGATACCATTACAGCAGCATTATTTAATAACGAATATGACCAGTTATTAACAGTATTTAGTAATACTTTAGGACACAAACACGATGGCACAGCTGCTGAAGGACCAGTTATCGGCCTAATAGGTGATGCTGGTTTAGTAACACCACTCAACAAAATCTTAATAGACACAACCAATGACCACATAGAATTTTGGCTCGATGTTTCAGGAACATCAACTCAACAGCTCTACATAGCCGATGGAGCTATCCTACCAGTAACCGACAACGACATTGACTTAGGCTCAAGCTCGTTAGAGTTTAAAGATTTATTTATAGATGGCACAGCTAACATAGATAGCTTAGTAGCCGATACTGCTGATATCAATGGTGGCTCATTAGATAATGTTACTATCGGTGCAACCACAGCAGCAGCTGGTACTTTTACCACAGTCGATACTTCAGGGAACGTTACAGTCGGTGGTAATCTAACTGTCTCTGGCACAACAACCACAGTCAACAGTAACGAAGTTAATATCGGTGATAACATTATTGTTCTTAATTCAGATGAGACAGGCACACCATCACAAAACGGTGGTATAGAAGTAGAACGAGGTACGTCAACTAATGTCTCACTACTATGGAATGAAACCAATGACTATTGGACCTTTGGTAGTAACCACCTAAACTTCCCAGACAACTCCAAAGCCTACTTTGGTACCGGTAATGATTTAGAAATTTATCACGATGGTTCCAACTCATATATAGATGAAAATGGTACTGGTGAATTAAGATTAAGAAGTAATGAAATAGAACTTAGAGATATGAGTAATGAAGTACTTGCTAGGTTTTCATCAGGTGGTGCTTCTACATTATTTTATGATAACTCTGCAAAACTAGCCACAGCTAGTGGTGGAGTTACTATCACAGGCACAGCAACAGCAACAGCTTTTTCAGGACCTTTAACAGGAAATGTTACAGGAGACTTGACAGGCGATGTAACAGGTAATGTTACAGGAAATCTAACAGGCTCTGTTCTAACTGCAGCTCAAACAAATATCACAAGTCTTGGTACCCTATCAAGCTTAGCAGTCTCTGGTGATTTAACTGTAGATACTAATACGCTTTATGTAGACTCCACAAACAATAGAGTCGGTATCGGAACTACTTCGCCTTCACAAGAACTTCATATTCAAACAACTAATTCACAAGTTGAAATAGTTCTTGGTTCAAGCAGTCAAACTAGCAGAATATTTAATAATGCTAATGCTGCCTTTGGTATTTTAGATGGTTCTTCTGAAAGACTAAGAATAGACAGTTCAGGCAACGTTGGTATTGGAACTACTTCGCCTTCAGAATTACTACACGTTGCAGGAGATGCTTTAGTCACAGGTAACTTGACAGTCAACGGTAATCTAACCTTTGGTAACGCAGCAACCGACACAGTTTCTTTCGGAGCTGATATAGATTCAAACATTATTCCAGACGATGACGATACTTATGACCTCGGCAGTTCTTCACAGGAATGGAAAGACTTATACATAGATGGTGTGGTATATGCCGACCAAATAGACCTAGGCGATAACGAAAAGATTAGACTAGGTGCTAGTCAAGATTTAGAAATCTACCACGATGGTTCTAATTCTTATCTAACAGATAATGGAACAGGCAATCTGTATTTAACAACTAATGGTAACAAAATAATTATTGGTGATACTTCTGGGGAAAGAGGTATTGAAGTTGTTAAAGATGGAGAAGTATTACTCAAACATAATAACAATAACAAACTAGCCACCACCTCAACAGGTATAGATGTTACTGGTGGTATAGGCATTTCAGGCTCTTTACCAAAAATTAGTTTAACTGATTCAGATGTTGATAGAACTGCTGAAATATATGCTAACTCAGATAATTTATTTTTAAGTGCAGATGTTAATAATGCAGGTGCAGACAGTAACATACAGTTTCATATAGATGGTGCTGAGAAAGCTCGTTTAACTTCAGATGGGCGACTTGGCATAGGAACTACTTTGCCAGTTACCAAGTTACAACTACATCAAGCTGATAGTGGTGCTAACTATTTAAGATTTACTAACACAGATAATGGTAGTGGGCTTGATGTCGGTATCAATGATGCTGAAGAAGCTATTATTTTTAATAGACATACTACAGATTTAAGATTCTTACTTAATGGTGCTGACCGAGTTAAGTTTGCAGCGAATGGCAACGTCGGCATCGGAACTACTTCGCCAAGTTCTAAGTTACATGTTAATGGTACAGCTAATATATCTGGCACAACTTACATCAATGATTCCATACATCTAAATTTAACAGATGGTAATGTTTCTAAAAAATTAGGTTCTATTGTTCCTGTTTCTGTAGGTGGTGATGATGATACTGGTGGTTTAGAATTACGCAGCCATTACAACAACATAGCCTATAAAGGCTTAGATATGCTTAGTGGTGGAGCTACCAGATTATTCCACTCAGGTAATGAAAAACTAGCCACAACCTCAACAGGTATAGATGTTACTGGTTCTGTTACTGCTTCAAGCACTATTGCAAGTAACAATATAACCATAACAGACGATGTGCCAAAAATTACCTTTACTGATAGTGATACTAGCACTTCTGCAAAAATTTCTGCAAACAGTAGTCATTTAACATATACCACATCATCAGCAGCTAGAGACCATATATTCAAACAAGACACAACAGAACGCATGAGACTAACTGATGTGGGTCTTGGCATAGGAACTAGTTCGCCAAACTATGCTCTTGATGTTGAAAATAATGCATATCAGTTATTAAACCTATACAGACCTAATTCATCTACTGCTGCAGCTTCTGTTTTAGATTTTAGCTTTAACACAGCTAATGCTACTGAAGCAGTTTATGCAAGAATACAGGCAGACGTAGAGACAAATACAGATTCAGGACAAGGTGGTGATTTATCATTCCATACTGCTAATAGTGGTAGTGTCGCTGAAAAAATGCGTATCACTCAAGAAGGCAACGTTGGCATAGGAACTACTTCTCCAAACTCATTATTAGAAATTAAAGGAAGCCAGCCTGTATTAACTATAAGAGATACAGCAAGTCCCGGTGGAACTGGATGGACATCATCAGATGAACAAATTGGGAAAATAGAATTTTGGACTTCTGATACTACAGGGATAGGTCCACATTCAGTTGCAAATATAAAAGTCGTAAATGATATAACAGCAGCTTCACCTTCAGGAGCATTTACATTTAGTACACATCTATACAATAGTTCCACTGAACGAGAAAGATTACGAATTACTAGCTCAGGCAACGTAGGGATAGGAACGACTTCGCCAGCACAAAAACTTCATGTAGCTAAATCAGGTGAATCTTATGCAAGAGTTGAAAGTACGTCAGGTGGTGGTGCAAGACTACAACTTAAGACAGACACCATAGGTTATTCAGCTTATTCAAAATTAGATTTTATTTATGGTGGCTCAGACACAGTAGCTTACAGCATCAATGGTGGCGACACAATCAACACTATGGCATTTGATACTGGTGGTAGTGAGAGAATGAGAATAGACAGTTCAGGCAATGTCGGGATAGGAACTACTTCGCCAAGTTCTAAGTTACATGTTAATGGT